GGGCGGCGGCAAGACGGCCAACGGTCTGGATCTGCCGCACATCACTCTTACCCGTGCCGACGGCGACCAACACCGGTACCTGCAAGCCGACCGGGACAGCTACGACGGCGTACGTGCCTATTACTACGACGTGAACAGCGCCAAGAAACAGGAAGCCATCGCGGGCGGCGGCGACAACCTCAAAGACCTGCGCCATACATATAGCGACCAGCAGTCAGCCCTGCGCGCCGCCCGTGCGGAATTCCGGCGGCTGCAACGCGGCAGCGCCACGCTCAGCTACAACCTGGCCATGGGGCGGCCCGATTTAATCCCCGAGCTGACGTATACGCTCCAGGGGGTGAAGGCGGAAATCGACGAGATCATCTGGTACGGCGGCAATGTGCAGCACAGCCTGAGTGCGGATGGCGGCTACACCGTCAGCTTGGAGCTGGAGAGCAAGCTGCCGGAGGACAACGTTGAAGATATGGCGGAGGAGAACAAGGGCGATTACACAGGGGTCATCGCGTACTACCGCGACCACAAAACCGGGAAGGAAAAGACGATTACGGCGGGGGATCAGGCGAAGCCGAGGCGGCTCAGATGGCTTTACGCTAGCGAGAAGACTGCAAAACGCGCTGTAGACAGAGAAAACTTAAAGCTCAAACAAGACCCATGAGCAAAGCACGCGTCTAAAATAGATATTTTTCTCTTCAAAAACAGCAAGTTATAAGCCGATTTTTTACAGCATTGGCAAAATGCCTTCACGGAGTCACACTACCCCCTCATTCATTTGTTTAAGGGATTATAAGATGGCTGAACCACGCGCTTTCATCAGTTTCGATGTTGATAACAACAGCACTCATAAAACCCTATTTGCTGGACAAGCCTGGAACTCGAAAACCCCTTTCAAACATGAAGATTGGTCCGCCAAGAGTTCCATGCCGCAGTCCCAATGGGAGGCAATCGTAAAAGAAAAGATCAACAAAACTCATCTTCTCATCGTCCTAGTTGGTCGTCACATGGCAACAGCGACCGGAGTGGTTAAATAAATTGAAATGGCTCGCTCTCAAAACGTACCCATTTTTGGAGTTTATGTAGATGACGCTAATGCCAATAGCACTTTACCTGCTGGCCTTGCCAGAAATCGTGTTATCACATGGACTTGGCCAGGTATTGCCAACGCGGTGACCCAAATGATGGGCGAAGGGAAGAACGCGGGAAGATCCATATGAAGAAGGCTTTGGTCGTCGGGATCAACTATTACGAAAAAATTAGCTCACTATTTGGATGCGTAGCCGATGCATATGCAGTAAACCAAGTGCTAGAACGACACATGAATGGTGAATTAAATTTCGACGTAAAGCATATAACTTCTGTAGATGCAGCAAGCTCCATCACACGGAAAGACCTTAAAGAAAATATAAGAAAGCTTTTTGAGGATGAGTGCCAAATTGCATTATTCTATTTTGCAGGGCATGGACACATTGAAGAAACAGGTGGTTATTTACTAACATCAGAATGCTCCGAAGGTGATGACGGCCTGTCACTACAGGAAGTATTGGAGCTGGCAAACGCCTCAAAGGCCATTAACAAAATAATAGTATTAGATAGCTGTTACTCGGGCGCAGCTGGCACTCAAAAATCGCTTGGAGAAAAAGCGCTTCTAGCTGAAGGAATGACCATCCTTACTGCATCCACAAAAGACCAATATGCAGAAGAAGCTAATGGGTCCGGCGTTTTCACATCTTTGTTTGTCGATGCATTAAATGGAGGCGCGGCGAACCTATTAGGAGATATAACACCTGGTAGTATCTATGCTCACATTGATCAGTCCTTAAGTCTTTGGGAGCAAAGGCCAGTATTCAAGACCAACGTCAGAGCCTTCACGTCCCTGAGAAAGGTTTCACCACCAATTCAGCTCTCCGAACTACGCCAAATAAATGATTTATTTGAAACTCCCAACTCTGAAATAGCGCTAGACCCCAGCTTTGAGCCTCAACCACCTGCACCTAATCATGGAATAGAGCCCGACCCTGAAAACAATCGAAAGTTTGCAATCCTTCAAAAGCTGAATCGGTTAAACTTGGTTAAGCCTGTTAATGAAGAGCACATGTACTTTGCGGCAATGAATTCAAAGTCGTGCAAACTGACTGTACTCGGCGAACACTACTGGAAACTAATTAACAACAGAAGAATATAAAAATCACCGGAGCACGGAGTTGACAAATGAAAAGTTATTCCAACACTACGAAAAAATTTATTTTCACGAATTAGCCAGAAAGGAGCAGATTTTCTCCAGGCTAAGTATTCCATTAGCAACAATCATTGCAATCGCGGGATTTTACTCTGTCATCATCACAGGCGACAGAGCTACATTAACTCTAGGTGCAAAAATTTGGTTCCTCACAATAATTGCGGTGTCGATAGTTGTACTAGGCATAGGAATTTACTTCTTCATCGATGCCCTTTTAGGGAAAGTCGATGAGAACCTCCCTGCACCTAACACTATCGAGAAATACCGACTAGACCTAATAGATTATTATAGTGACGAAGACAATCCAGACACAAAAGTAGCTGAAAAACTGAATAAGTACTATTACGAAAACTACATGAATTGCGCAACAATTTGTACAATCAACAACGACAGAAAGAGCTCAAGCTTATACTATTGCAATGTGTGCCTTATACTTGCCGCTGGCATTGCCGTTATAGCTTACGCAGTAATCACTATACCCAAACTTTAGGAGCTAAAATTATGGCGCAAAAACCTCCACCTCCACCTCCACCTCCAACTAGAAACGTAAGAGGTGATGTTCGTCCACCACCCCCTCCACCACGCCCTACAGCTCCAGCACCAAGACAACGGTAAAAAACAACCCGGCATTGCCGGGTTGTTTTTATTTAGAGCGTTGTGCCTTATGCAAAACCTCAACACACCTCAAAATGTGCTCCCGATTAGACTCAGACAACATTCGAAAGAGCGATAAAAGCAGAAACTCTGTCGTATTTAACTCAGTACTGCGATTCTCCATTTGCTGATTTTCGTCGCTGGGCTTGTTAGACACGGCGCTATCTCTCCCCTTATCCATGGCATGCAAAAGTGCATACGTATGGAAACTTTTCGGACGGATCGGGAGGTGCGGCCTTCGTGTAACGGAACATTTGATCGTGGCGTCATCCAGCGAAGGAAGGGCAGAGTTTCATGGCGCGTACGGTGATCTCGCTGTAATCCATTTTGACGCCAGGCGTGCTTGCGTTTGGCTTGGTAATCAAATGCCCATCGAGCCAGCCATTCTTTGACGCCCTGGATCGCGCGCTCCCATTCAGCGCGTAGAGCTTCCCGTCTTCTGTTTTCAGCAATGCCGACGGTGGGCCGTCCTGACAAAGCAGATCGACCTTTTCGACGGTGAACGGCCATTTCACGCCGTACTCGGCTTGAGTGGCTGTCTCGCTCTTTTCGCCACCGCATCCAGCCAGAGCCAGCAAGACGGGGATCATCCAACAACGCATCGTTTCCTCCTTGGAATTGATTCATTTGGGTTCCGGCTTAGACACCCGCGCCATCGCAAATGCCAAGTGCGCAAGAGTCGCGCGGTCGGCGTCGGACATTTCCCGCATATGTCCCAACACCGTCAACTCGGTGCCGCTCATCTTGCTGGGGTCTGTGTCAACGCGGGAGCCAGTCAGCACGTAATGCACGTCGACTCCAAGCGCCTGAAGCCCCGAGAGATAGCGCACATCGGGGGAGCTGGACTCAAGTTCATAAGCCTTTTGAGTGCCACGGCTCACCCCTGCGGCAACGCCAAAGTCGGTCTGGTTTTTGCCCAGCCGCTCGCGTTCTTCCCGCAGGCGTTCACCTAACCCTAAAGAAATGAGCATTTTTTTGATCAAAATAATTTGACTTGAGCAGAAATCTGACCAAGAATCCTTTTCGTCGAACACGATTAAACACGGACGAACACTATGCATGCCCTTCAGACCCCCGAGCAAGCCCGCGCGGTTCTTGATCGCGAGGGTAAAAGCATCGCCGAATTTAGCCGCCAACATGGCTTGAACAAAAATCTGGTCAGCGACCTGCTAAACGGCCGTAAAAAAGGCCGTCGCGGAGAAGCACATCGAGCAGCTGTGCTGCTCGGGATCAAAGACGGCCAGATCACAAACTAGGGCCTCTGGCTCCAAGGGGAAACCAGAAGATGAAACGCCCAGTTCTAGACAGCAGAAAGAGCGTCGTAATGGCCGTCATCGGCGCCTACCCAGGCGGTCGGTCGTATGCTTCGGCAGACCTCGGCATGCCGCTGAAGAGGTTCGACAACCAGGCCTACGAGAACGCCGGCAGCCGCCCGCTGACCGACGAACACATCCACCGTCTTGAGCAGGTCGCCGGCACCACATTCCTGGCCGACTACATCGCTTCAATGTACGGCGGCATGTTCGTACCACTGAGCTTTCCGGAGAGCCTGGACAATGTGGAGTTGTACAGCCGATCTCTCAAGGCATCGGCCCAACGGGGCAAGGTCGACCAGATCATGTCTGCGGCCTTGGATGACGGTGTTATCGAAAAGCGTGAAGCAGACGCGATCATCGCCGCCCTGATCACATACATGTCAGCTCGCTACGCCGAGGTGTTTGCGACCATCCAGCTTTACAGCAATGGAGCTGTCCAGTGATCGCCTGCCATCAGCCCTTACCGAGCCTTGCCTTGATCTCTTTCAACGCAGTGGCCACGTCGTCAACAGCAAAGCGGATGTCTTCGGCACTCACTACAAGTCCAGGCGCCCCTCTGTCGGTCAGCAATGTCGCGTCTCGACCACGCATGACTTTCGCCAGTGCTTCATGCCGCTCCTGCAAACGTTGCAGCAAGCTCTCGACTTCTCTTTTTGAGTGATTACCCATGACCTACATCCTTGAAGAAGAAAGGAAACATCTATCGGACCTGCTGGTGATCGCTCAACAGCGACTGAATACATTAAAAGAAATCGTCGCCACCACCAATCATGACTGCTCCGGCACTGACATCCGCCTGGCCATCGGTGACGCAATCACGCCGCTGAACATTGCCCAAGAAGCTGCGGAAGCGCTGTAAAGGACGCCGTTTATGAGTACTTACAAGTTGGTTTGCCCTCACTGCCACGGCCGCATGCGCATCCGTACCAGCGAAGGCCAGCACATTTTTCTGCGCATCACCTACATGCAATGCACCAACGAAGCCTGCGGCTGGGCGGTGCGTGCTGAATTTCAAATGACCCACGAGCTGAGCCCAAGCGGCATGCCCAACCCAGCTGTAAAGCTGCCAGTTGCAGACGTGGTCATTCGTCGCCAGGCAATGAAAACAGCAAACGATCAACCCGATCTGCTGGACCAACTGGAAATGGAGCGTGCGTGATGAACCTTGATCAACAGACTCATGACTACCGCAGCAGCATGCAACACGCTGCTTTCGCCTACCTGCAACGCCACGAGGCAGAACACCTTGTGGATTCCGATCTGTTGTTCGATCGCTGCATTCGCCACCTGACCCTTGCATTGGAAGTGCCTGTGTTCATGGCACCCAAGCTGGTCCACAACGCTTGGACTGAACTGCAGGTCATCAAACAGCGCACTTGGATTGGAGTGGATTGGGGTACTGCGCCTGACAGTTCCCGCGTCCACCTGGTGGATGTCCGCGCTGACCAACGCTTCCCGGTAC